GTTCCTTTTACTTGGGGTTTAAAATGTCTGAGGAAATTCTTCGCGATCTTCGTTCTTGGGTGACGGATCTACACTTCGATCTCGTCGACATGGGTATTTATACCGATGTTGACGTGAGTTTGGTGCAGTCTATGTCTTACCAGGAGTTAAAGTTCGCGTTGAAGACTCTCCTACATTCATACCCTTTGTAAATGGACACGTGTACTATGTGGACTTTCATCCACATTCTTAAAAGGAAGAAGTCAAAATGAACGCAACCCAGCTTGAAACCATTAGGTCGAATCTTACATACGTATTCTCGCAGCAATCGTTTTACTGCCGGTTTCTCTCTATATATTTATGGAGAGAATTGTTCGGTGAAACGCTTCGCTTGTTGAGTATATGGATAAAGGATCCGTCTGATAGTTCAGCTGAGGCTGCGTTCGTTTCTGACTGTTCTTACTTTTAAGGAGGGTGCTGCTATGACAACCGGTAATGTTATAACGGATCTTCGCCAAACTGCATCCACAGATGCCGGTACCGTACTCGTCGGTCTTTACAGACGCAAGACGTGGTCCGGTACTGACGATCCTGTGAATCATAAGGCGAATAACGCTTATACAATGAACTGGTTTGAAGAGCGCGATGGTGTCATTAACTGGAGTAATCCTCTTAATGGCACTCATGGCACAGGCAGTTGGCTAGCTATTGGCGGTCCGGTTATACCGGACGTCAGTTTCGATACCAACGACAACCTAACTTTGGTTAACCATTTGGGCGACAGCATTAGACGACATTCGTTTAATGCTGCTAGCTCTGTTGGTGCCGAAGGTTTGGAGGCCCTGAAGCAAGTCACTGATGCAACCAAAAACGTTACGAAGGGCATGAACGCCTTAGCTCATGGTAATATGGGAGCCGCCGCAAAAGCCTTTGGACTTAGTCCAAAAGCCGCTGCAAAAGCGGGTCTTCATAAAGACCTATCTAATCGTGTTCTTGCCACGCAACTTGGCTGGCTGCCGCTGTTGGGTGATATCAAGGATGCCGCAACTGCTTTGCATGCTCTCACGAGTAAGCCTTTAACTAAGACTTACCATGGGCGCATTACAAAGCGCGGTCCTGTCCTCACCGCAACACCGACCATCAGTGGGGGACGTGTTACCATGGGTGAGGTCTTCGCTTCTAAGAGGATTACTTGGACTTTGTCCGAGCAACTCTCCTGGGCGCAGAGCTTATCTATTAGTAACCCGTGGGATTTAGTTGATGGTATTTGGAATGCTACTAGACTTTCGTTTATCGCTGATTGGTTTATTCCTATCAACGGTTACCTTACTGCCCGTTCTTTGGCAGCGAGTTTGACTGGGTCTGGTTACACTTCTGAATACGTCAACTCCCATTGCCGAGGAGTAGACAGGCCGGGAACTTTGTTCCTGACCGGCGCTGATATTTACTACCAGCGTAATGTCCATCTTTGGCGTGTCCCTTTAACGTCTATTTCCAGTCTAACAGCTTTGCCGAAATTTAAGAGTTTCTCTGAAATTCCTTCATGGAGGCATGCTTTGACTGCTGTGACGTTAGCAACCCAAATGTTTTTGTAGCTGTACTACACTGGCCGTTTTGGTCGCCATGGTCGTATTTTCGACTCTTTTAGCTCTAAGGATAACATATGTCCGCAATTGCAAACATCTCCATCGCCGATGGAGCCACCTCTCCCGTAACCCATGTGTTCACCCCAATCACCTCGACGCCTAATGCGTTGTGGCGTGACAGTGATGCTGCGAAGCCTTATGTTGCTTCGCAGTACTCTGTTCTCGCTATTCGCAAAGCTTCGAGTTCGACTAAAGGTCTGACACGTGTACGTTTGAGTATTGGCCTACCGACAATGGGTTCTGGTGTCGCCCTTGCCACCTCAGAAGTTGATTATTCCCATCAATGTGTTATCGAATTCATGATGCCCAACCGTGGACTGAAACAAGAGCGGAAAGATCTTCGCACCCTTGTTAAAAATCTTCTGGCTGATGCAGCTGTGATCGATATGATTGATGAGCTTCGTTCCACTTACTAATTAATTCCTAATTAGTGTGGTTTTATTCTCCTGTGGAGGTTACAATGAAGGAATACTTCAAAGTTTGGAAAGGTAAGGAAAGCTATGAACTCACGAACCAGCTTGCAAAGAGGTACGCCAGAGAATCGGGTCCCTATCGCGCAATCCTTGAAAAAGCGATTGACGAAAAAGACTACGAAACTCTCGTTAACCTCGATGTCGATTATGCTTGTGAGTGGACTCCTGCTACATTATTTTCCGCCCGTCAGTGTCTTGCCTTTTATTCAAAGTGCAGTGACATTGACATCGGCCTAAATAAGGCAGACGTCGCGCTCGCTAAGTTTATCGAAAGCGAACAGGCCTGTAAAGAATCCAACATGCGTATCGCCAAGTCTCGAGTACTGGGGTCTTCCCCGGTCGTTGATGCTGTAATATTTATGGCTCAACGGAAAATTGCTCGTATCCTTGGTGATGTGCCTCTGTTGGAGGACCTGCAGCTTGTTTTTGGTCCCGGTGCTAATACCAACGCCCGAAAAACAACATCGGCTCGTTGGAAGCTTTCTGCAAAACCAGCGTGTTCTGCGAACATGGCTAGTACGGTTGTTTCTGTACTGGCCGAGATCCCTGCGTACACCTCCCTTCACTCGACTGACTCACCTTGCGGTGAGTTCTGGAGAACTGATGTTGAGATTATGCCTGGGGAACTGATGTTCGTTCCCAAAAACGCAAAAACAGATCGCGCGATTATTGTGGAGCCTTCACTTAATTCCCTCGTCCAAAAAGGATATGGGTCTTATATGAAACGTCTCTTATATAAAAGCGGTATAAACCTCTATGATCAGTCGATTAATCGTCGACGTGCTCGTTTAGGCTCTATAGATAATAGTCTTATGACTATCGACCTGTCTAGTGCTAGTGATACTGTCTCAAAGGAGCTCGTTTCAGAACTCCTTCCCCTTGACTGGTACATCGCACTTTCGAGTGTGCGTACCAGCCATGTGGAACATAAGGCCTCTGGCTCTTCTTTCCATTTGCATAAGTTTTCCTCTATGGGAAACGGATATACATTTGAATTGGAGAGCCTGATTTTTTATGCCCTAACTTGGGCGACATGTCACTTTGTAGGAATAAAGCCCGACGTAAGTGTTTACGGGGATGATATTATCTGTCCTCCTGAAATTTACGAAGAACTCAAGGAAGTGTTCACTTTTTGCGGTTTCTCTATTAATGAGAAGAAATCGTTTATTAGTGGACCTTTTCGCGAGTCCTGCGGCGCTGATTTCTACAACGGGGTAAACGTAAGACCTTACTACCAGAAGCAATTCTGGTCTTGGGGTTCCCTAACTTCATTCCATAATTTTCTAATTAGGAGTGGATGGTCTGTTCTCGATCCTGAGGTGCTTGAGTACACACTTCTTGATCGTCCAGACCGGTTCCGTAATTACGGCCCAGATGGGTATGGTGACGGTCACCTTTTAGGTGACTTCTCTCCTACACATTTTAGGCGTGACTATGGTTGGTCAGGGTATGTTTTTAACACTTGGGTCCAAGGCAATAAGAGAGTCAAAGGTTCTGTTATAGGAGACTTCGTGCTTCCGTGTTATACGGTTTATACACGTGCTTCTATGAACAGTCCAGTTGATCCTTTCATTGTTCGCGGATCTAAGGGTGAAAAACTCATAAGCGTTTACACGCTGAGTCGCTTCTAAGCGTCTTATTAAACCCGCCGAAAGGCGGGGGGAGCAAAATTGCTTTAAATGAAAAAGGGC